TCATAATGTGGACAATGGATTATATTCCACAGCTTCAGCTAAATAATCTGGAGCTAAATGAGCATATGCCATTGTTTGCAATACTGACCCGTGGCCCAAAATTTTCTTTAGAGTCAAAATATTCCCTCCATTCATAATAAAGTGGCTTGCAAACGTATGTCTCAATACATGCGCTGCCTGCCCTTTAGGGAGTTCAAAATCAAGACTCTTTAATACTTGATAGAATTCCTTATAGCACGGCTTAAATAATTTCCCGCTCTTACCTGTGAATATCTCACTATAGAGAGCTGGACTTATTGGAACCGCTCTATTTTTTCCATTCTTAGTATTAAGAAATATAACTTTACCAGAGATCAAATTAGAGCCTTTAACATTTGCAGCTTCACTCCATCTCGCTCCCGTCGCTAAACTTAATTTGGCAACCTTTAACGGATCACCACTCAAAGAATTAAGTAAAAGTCTAATTTCATCAAGAGTAAGAAAACCCATTTCTCGACAAGGTTCTTTTAGCTGCGCTAAACCTTTTAACGGATTTTCCCCAATAACTTCACCTGAGTTTATTAGTACTTTAAATACACCACTTAATCTCCAATGGTTTCTATTAATAGTTGTCGCTTTTCTTCCTTTGCTTAGCATCGTTGCACGATAATTTGAAAATAGACTCTTTGTAACCTGATAAGCTTTTGGTTGTCCAAGTTCTTTGTCTAATGTAATAAGGTGCCTAAGTTCCTTATCACCAGTCTTAAGCTGCTGTCCATATTGTTGATACCACAAATCAATTAAAACACTCAGTGGTCTTTTATCTTTAGGCTTATCTAGCCAATCTTTTTGATTTTTTGTGGAAATTAACCAACGTTCATATTGAACAGCTTCTGCTCTAGTTTTGAATCTCTTTCTATACCGTTTACCACTTCGCCCTTGTGGGCGACAATCGACCTCATAACCGTTAGGAATGGATTTAATGGACATTTAAATATCCTCCCCAACGATAAAAAGCAATAGCTAAAACTATTAGCCCTTCTTGAGTGTATCTTCTTCGCCAGCAGTTAAGCCGCACTTTTCTTGAGTTGAGAAAGCCGGGCAAACTTGTCCGGAATTAGGTTCAACACTACCAGTTAATAACCACATAGTGTATTTCCTAAACCTTTCACTTTTTCCCATCTCAATAAAAAGCTCTCCTGATGGAGTTCGTCTTTCTGCAATATAGTGCTCAATAGCAGTTACAGATAAGTTCATTCTTTCAGCAAAAGCTCGCTGAGATAAACCTTCCTCTTTAATTACAGCTTTCAATCTTTTTCCTAAAGACACTTGAATACCTCTCATTTGTTGTGCATAATACACAACATACGTATGGTGTTGCTATCTGTTGCGTCAGATAGCGCGAGTAAAACTTTCAGAGGATACAGCAAATGGAAAAAAATAGTGAGCGCCCTGTAATAATCATTCAACCAGATATGGCACCAATCACATTGAGGGAATACGCACAGCGACACGGAATTACACTTGAAGCGGTTCGAGCTCAGGTTCATCGCGGTTCAATACCAAGCCTTCAGATAGGCAAAGGTTCAACTATTTATGTCAATCAGGCTCAAATGATCATGAGCTCGTTAGAAGCCGCTGGTTGGGATGTGAAAACACCGAAAGAGATATACAAAGCTTAAAAATCAAAGGAGGTAGGATTATGACGAGTGTTACTGCGTTAACCGTTCTCTATAACGGACTACTTCAAGGCTACCTATTTCAAATAGAAGCTATGCAAGAAAATGGCATGCCTGATAGCTCTTTTCATTTTCGCTCTGAAAAGATGCGCGAAAACCTAACCAATCAAATCTGCTCTCTATCTCAAATGGCTTACGATCTTGGTAACCATGATTTGGCGTCAACATTCTTATCTGTAGCAACAGAGTTTGGCTCTAATGCGGTCACACCAGAGCCTCTTTAAATTTCTGAATATCAACGGAGGACAACACAATGATGCAACGACAAGAATTTATCTCAAGAATGACCATTGCCTATATGGAACACTATGGAAGCACACCATCTGCAGGAAATTTGAGTGATTGGTCTGCACTGTGGACAACTCTAACAAGTGAAGCAGGCGCAGCTCGCTAAGGATAAGTCAATGATGAGTTTAGAAGCTTTCTTAATGAAAATGGTGATCGCTTATACACAAAATCATCACTGCGCACCTGCTGATTCACAACTACAAGGTTGGACTGAGCTGTATAACCACTATTTATCCACCTCTGCGAGGTAATCAAATGAAAACAACTAAACAGTTATACAAAGCTTTCTACTCGGCAATTCGTTCGGGTGGGATGTATGAAGGATACGAAGCATTTCAGGGTGCTATTGATGAACGTGGCAAATCCTATGCTATCACTCTTTTCCTTAAAGCAGAAAGAATACATTGTCGACGAAACAGAGAGGTTTATCCTTACGGTAACTTGGATATACGACTGATTGCTTATAAATACAAAAAGCGACAAAAAGCAGAGCAAATGATCAAAATGGATAATGGTTTTAGTCTTTGCGTTGCTTGATAAATAAACCTCATGAGTGATATGACGCATGTTAACGACAACAATAAGCGCAGTGAGCCATCACTTACTGCGCTTAGTCGTGCGTGCTCAAAAAATCACGCCACTGCCCCAACACCAGAGTTAAAAGCCAATCATTCACGCCGATGGGCCATTGCTCCAACTTGGCATCCTGCTGAGTCATACAATAAAAACCAAGAAGTCATCCCTTACCAAGAACGTAAACTCAAAGCCATTCCCACACTCAACCGTAAACTCTTTAATACCATTGAGAAACACGGTGCATGGGTTAATGCAAAGTGGCCATGCCTGGTACACAAACTCATTGAAGCGGGTATGCGAAAACAGAACCTGGCATTTCGAAGCGATCATAAACAGAATATCGAGAATACCCTACGCTGGATTGCTTATCACTCAGACGCCGTAACTGGGTGTATTAACGTGACTCGCTTATGTATCGAAATCGGCAAAGAGATCAATGTGTCCAGCTCAACCATTTCGGTGATCATGAAAGAGCTTGTTGTTATGGGGATCTTATATGAGCCAAAACACAGCAGTCATGCTATCCAAGACATCCTTCATGATGGCCGCCTACCAAGAACGCTGTGTGCCACACCTTTATATTACGAGTTATTAGGTATCGGCGAAGATGAACTCGAACGTTTGCGCACATTTGAAACCCAACGTCGCCAAGCTGCAGCAGCCAAACGCTACGAGCAATACGATGCAGACATTGCCTTAAAGACATACTGTCAAAGCAACATCCTGCGCGTGTGGGAGCACAGGCACGCTCAAACCAACTCAAGCTACACAATTAAGATCGCGGACATGGAGCCTGTCGCGCGTCTAAGTTACATCTCCCGTAAATTAGTGCAACGCATCAAGGCCAAAGGCTGGGAAGTCAGCACGGATGTCGCCAACATCACTAAGATGGCCAACAACCTATTAAACCGCATGGGCCTCTCTGTTAAACAAAACTCCCCCACAACCTCTTAAACTCAGTTAACTTGTCATACTCAATACTGAGTAGGGACCACTGTAACCCTTGTATTTTACTGGCCAAATAACACATAACTCATCCACTATAAATGGGCATTTCAGATGAAATAGAGATCCTTTTTCGATCGTATTTAAATACTTATACACAGAGGTCGGAATAGCCCCAAAGTGAGTCAAGCCTAGCCCCTTTCTCAGTCCTGCTAATATTCTTTTTTTATTTGCTTCAACATTTATTTATTTCCAACAATAAATTGTTGATATGAGTTCCTCCCATTAATTTTTAATTCATATAGGAATACCCAAGACGCTTTCGTGGGAAAAATTAACGGGCCCCCAGCCAGCATTAAGTTTCCTGGATAAAAATGAGTTTCATAGGTACTTGCTGGCTGCGCTGATAGTGCTTTTTGTCATTCGACAGGAAAGAGAATCACACTCTGATGGTGGCGAGGTAGTTTTATCGCTACGCGATGATTCTGGCAGAAAAAGAAAGTCGATATTGACGGAATAAATCCGCTTAAACACTACTATTTAGTCCTAAAAACCCCTCAAATAAAGCGATTTATACTGCTCAAAAATGCAGCACACCAACACTCAAAATGCTATAATAAAAGCATATAATTCATAGTGTTAACCATCATTTTATACTTGGTTTTTTATATGAAAACACAGGGTGTAAATGAAAGTAATGAAGGTGGCAGAGCATGCTGATCATATGCCCAGATTGTTTAAGCAAAACTCGCATTGCAACATCCAAAGCAATCACCTCAAAAACACGAGAGCTCTATTGTCAGTGTCTGAATTTGTACTGCGGAAAAGTCTTTGTGTCGCACATCTCCTATTCACACGCAATAGAGCCCACCGGAAAGAAACCCGATCCAGAGCTGCAACCTGAGTTATGCAAGAACGCTGGGCAAATAGGTATTTTTGATGAAAATTAAAATAATAAAAAATACATATTTTGCGAAAATGACCTTTGCCAGGAATATAGGGAAAACGAACGCTTTTCGTCTTTATTATCAATGCCTTACGGTCGGGCATTTCGCCTCATTTTGCGTCCTCTCATTTTCGTTTTTTTACTGGGTGCAATTTCGGTGTGGAGGGGGGGGTGAGCCGACGCAAGCGCAAAGCGTACCTCTTGGAGTGGATACAAGCAAAACAGCAGAGAGCCATCATCTCTTTATGGTGAGGAGCTAATATCATGTGGGAAAAACAGTACGAGCAAGGACGATGGAATGGACTTACATTAAACATACTCTCGACGTCACTCGATGGTGGGAAGCGATTGCAAGTAAGCGATATCCCCTATGCTGAGCTTCCTGATATTAAAGTGATGGGAAGTAAAGCAAACAAAGTTGAGGTAGAGATTATCCTAATTGGAAGCACCTCTCTTGTTGAGGCTAATGTTTTGCTCGATAACCTAAATGCCTCCCCTAAAGGAGAGCTAGAGCACCCCTGGCTTGGCGAGCTTTCCCTGGTCTTTGAGGCTTACTCACAAAAAATCAGCACTAAGCGAGGATTGGTCACCCTTTCGCTTAAGTTTGTTCGAGATGCAAAAAAGCCCACCCTTTCGATTACAGAAAGCACATCAACCAACTCGCTTGAGCAAGCCAATGTGGTTGAGTCGGTGTCTTCTGTGGAGTTTGTTTCCGATGTTGAGAATATGAGTATTGCAGAAACCAACACGCTTCAATCTGATTTTACTCATCTTATTGGCGAGCTCACCGGCATTGCCAGTAGATTAAGTATTCCAAGTCAGACGCTCACCGCTATCAATCAAGAAATTAATCGCGCCTTAATGGCGATATCAAGCATCGCTAACGCCCCCTCACAATTTGCAGAGCAATTAAGTATTACTGTCGATAGTGTAGCTCAAGCTGTGCGCTCTGGATCTGACTCAATGAATCCTGCGGTAGATAACTCAAGAGCGGCACAATCCTCGATGCTGGCGCTGATAAACATAAATAGTCCAAGTAACCACTACAACATCCAACTTATCATTGCGGCACTAAAAATGAACAAGGACATTGAGCACCTAGAGCAAGCACCATCGTTTAATGTACTCACTTGGCCAAAACCGCCTTCTGTGACCTTATGTGATTTAGAGAGTATTGCCACCCAAATAGAAGCACGAATTCATGAGGTGACCACTGTCTCTACGCACAAGAGCTTACTCCTATTTGATGCGTTAATTGAACTTAAAAAAAGTGTTATGGTTCAACGCAATAAAGTAGAACAAGGAGCAAAGCCACACCGTTATATTACCTGTCCTCACTTTATTCCAGCGCTCACACTTGCTCAACAAGAAGGACATTCTGCCGCCTTAATTGAAACGTTAAATCCTCTGCTGCATCCACTTTTTTTGTCAGGAACGATTGCTATAGGTGATAACGTATGAAAAAACTCACGTTACTTATCGACAATAAACCAACGGTATTTTTCAGTGCAAATATCACCTTCTCTATTGAGCAATTAGCACATCAATTTACCTGCAGCATTAAACCGATGGCAATCGAAAAACCGTTATCGGTTGAGTTTAAACTCGATGGAAAACGCATTTTTATTGGCACCATCGATACGGTAGGGACATCAACCTCGAGCACTCAATACTCAACCTCAATTTCAGGCCGCTCTCTCTCTGCTAACATGATTGATTCGTCCATCACAATGGATGCAGAATATGACCAACCACTTGATGTATTACTTTGTGCTGTAGCTAAAGAATTTGGACTCAGTGTAAAAAGCGATGTTGCCCCCTCTTTAATTAAGATCGTTCCAGAGTTTCAAATTAACGCAGAATCCCCTGTCGATCACCTTGTCCAACTTATCAAAGAGCAAGGGTTTATATTGATTGAGCGAGGGGGTGTCTTAGTCATTGAACAACCTGCACATGCAGCAATTCATGGCGTGGCTCTTGAGGTAGGAAAGAACATTGAAGAATTAGTGATTAATAAGCATTTTGCAGAGCTCTTCTATCACATTGAAGTGCAAGGTCAATGGGATGATGCAAAGGCGATAGTTACCTATGCACCAGCCAATACACAACGTCGTAAAGTCATCGTCTCTGATCAATTGCAAACCGCAGAGTCCTGCCAGTCTCGCGCTGAATATGAGCGCAACTTGGCCATAGCAAAAGGACTCACCGCCTCCACCTCACTCTCTGATGTATTTTTAGCGCTCACAGGAAACGCCATTAATCGCACGCTTCGTGTGATTGACACCCATCAAGACTTTAATGAAGTCATGCTCGTTAAATCGCTTACCTTATCGGTTAACGACAGTAAAGCTGACACAAAAATTGAATTATTTCGCCCTTTTAAGGAGAAAGCATGATGCTCGGATTTAACCGATTGATGAGTCGAATTAAAAACATGATCGTTATTGGTGGTGTGACGGGTAGCAACACAAAAGTGCTGCAGATAAAAACCTCAACAGACAAAACGAACGATCGCATTAAGCGGTTACACAACTACGGTTTTATGAGTCGGCCTACCATAGGCGCTCGCAGCTATGTGCTGTTTTTAGGGGGCGTTCTTAGTCGTGGTGTTGCTGTCTGTGTTGAAGACGAACGTCATGAAATGGAGTTAAAAGAAGGTGAAGTGGCCATGATGGACGATAAAGGGAACCTGGTTCACTTCACTAAAAATGGTATATCCATTACATCGCTTGGTGCGGTTGAGATCAATGCAAACAAAGATGTCACAGTGAAAACCAAAGGAAATGTTATCGCTGAAGCGAAGCAGATTAAATTAAATAACGGAGCTGGTGTGGTGACATGTGACAGTGTTTGTCCGTTTACTGGTAGCCCTCATGTTGATGGCTCGACAACTGTATTTGCAGGGAAAACATAATGCCATTAAGTAATGATTCTTTAAAAGAAAAAATCGTAAAAGAGATGAATGGAAAAGGCATGGTCACCGAAGGAGAATTTGCCAAAGCCGCCGATTTAGCGGAAGCCATCGCCAATGCCGTCGTTGAGGAGATCACCTCCAATGCCCTGGTCGTGATTAAAAAGGGAAGCTCAGCAGGGAGTTATAACGTGTCATGAGTTATTTTAATTTACATGCTCTCACCGCTCCGATAAATACCAAAGAAGGGCTCACTCATGCAGTGCTTCAAAGTGTATTCAATCATGCCAAGTCCACTCAAAATGATCGCGCTCGCATGCAGAATGATGAACTTGGTGGTTGCTGGAGTGATGAATTTGTTCATGGTGTTGGCTCGCGTGATTGGACACTAAAGCGTGAGAAATTAACGGAGCAAACTCGCCTTCGAGCAAAACGATTTTATGAAGACGCTCTGGAATGGCTAGTGAAAGACTCACACATTAAAACCGTCAACATTGATGTCTTTATACTGTCTCCTAAAAAATTAGGTCGCCGTGTCACTCTCACACTCAATGACGATACTACCGTGGAGATACCTTTATGAGTACTCAACGAAGTTTGCCATCCTTAATTGATAGAGCAACCGCCACATTAATTGCCAAAACAGGTCAACATAATCCGGCGATTGATGCGATTGCGTGCGCCATTGCCGGTGTCAGCTATGGTCAATATGGGTATCAAGATCAGCTCTTTCGAGAATTACACCCTGAAACCGCATCTGAGCCCTGGTTGCATTTGCACGCTGAGCGTCATGATGTCGAGCGACTTCTTCCCACGTTCGCTAAAGGTTTCATTAAATTTAAACAATTAGGTGATGTAGTTTCGATCCCGAAAGGCTCTCTCGTTATCGATATTACGGGCAGCGAATATCAAACCATTCGAGCTCAGCACAGTAATGAAGAGGTGGAAGTGATAGCACTCATGGCTGGCGTGTCTGGAAACTTACCAAATGGCGCAATGCTTCGATTATCAAAAAGCATCAATGGGGTGAGCCCTAATAATGTGCTTTGTCTTGGCTTTAATGGTGGGGCTGACATTGAAGAGTTAAAGCACTGGCGTCAACGTATCTGCACGGCCTTTAATAAAGATCAAGAAGTGGGACGACGAGATGATTACGAAAGTTGGGCCCGCTCAGCGCATGCTGATGTGGATTTTGCCTGGGCGTTAGATAACACACCTAAGCGTGGCATGGTTCAAATCTACATTGGTGCAAGAGAAAATGATCCCACGTTGTCTTTAGAAATCATCACAACGGTACAAACGTTTATTGATAAAAAACGGTTGGCTGGATGTCATCCTTTGGTGGGTATTCCAACGCATAAATCGATCGATGTTGAAATTCAAAATGTTCAAGATGAGCAAGTGAGAGCTAACGTAATTATCGCTCTCCAGAAGTTATTTAAAGACAAAATGGGACAGCGTGATGCATCGGTAAATCCACCAAAACAAGCATCCATTACTCCTACTGAAATTGTGCTCGCCATTGCGCCTATTACCAGTAATTACATCGTCAAACAGCCAATTGAAGAGCAATTTATTACGGATAATGAAATTCATGTTTTAGGAAAAGTGACATGGACACCTCTGACTTAATTATTGATCACAGTGAAGCCGATTTTGCTGATGCCATTCGTGCGTTATTGCCTCAAGGGAATTACTGGCAAGAAGCGGATAATGCCGAGCTCACTAACACCATATTAGGGATGGCCGCCGACTTTAAAGTGACCAATGATGAAATTCAATTGGCACTATTAACGGATTTTAATGAACGCTTATTTGGTTGGAAGCTTAGCGATTATCAGGCATTACTTATTAGCTCGGGTGGACAAGGTGTGGTGAGTGATACACGAACTAAACCCAACTTGATTTATGTGTCGCTTGCCTCGAATGAGCGGTGTGAAAAAGCGTGGTTTGAATTCGAAAAAGTGCGTCTTCCTCATACTGACATTCAATGGATATATAACAGCACCATTACTGCTCACACTCAAGTCGCTAACGCAAGACACACTCGAACTCTTTATCAATATGAGGTCACTCAATGAGTTTATTAATTACAGATGCAGGCATTGCCGCCTCAATTGAAGCCGAAGCACTTGGTGTCAATTATAAAATCACGCATATAGGAATTGGTCTTGATGGGTATGTGCCTAGTGCCGACCAAACGCAATTAAAAAATGAAGTGGCGCGTGAAGCATTGAGTCGTGGCTCAGTTCCTGCGCTTGGTCAGTTGCATTTTGAAGCAGTGTTTGCAGGAAACACTTCTTTTGATGGTAAAGAAATTGGTTACTTTCTAGAAGACGGAACTCTCTTTGCGGTTGATAGCCGTGATGGTGACATCATGTCTCTAAAACGAAGTAATACCATTATTACTGAATCATTTGAGCTTAACCTTGCAGACTCAAGCATTAAAAATATTACGGTTGAGCTAATGGGTACACCCTATGCTACTGAAGAATTAGCCGGTATCGCAAAAATCACGACAATAGATAAAATGAACAGTGATGATGATAAAACTATTATCACCCCTAAAAAGCTGAAAGATAATACTGCAACAGATGACGATATTGATACTGAGTCAAATAAGCCGAAGTTCATTCAATTACCGCAACTCTGGCGTGGAATACAAAAGTTTGTTTTAGACAAATTATGGCTTCCATTAGCTGAGTTAATTTATCCGGTTGGCTGTCCTATCCCATACCCAGCGGCAGAAGCGCCGCCTAAATTTATCGCTTATATCGGCCAGTCTTTTGATAAAACCGTATTCACCAAATTAGCAGAGCGTTTTCCAAGTGGTGTAATGCCCGATATGCGAAAAAATTACATTCGAGGTTTAGGGGAAGGAGAAACCCCTTTATCTATTAAAGGGCAATCCGTTCAACCATTGAGGTTTAGCCATACTCTATCAGCGGTATACCAAAAAACGACTCAAATTCGTTCAACAAGCCCAAGTTCAACTTCGACAGGAAACGTTACTTATGGTGTTCCTGATGATAATTGGTCGAGTACGACACCAACAGGTCGTTCAACACCTTACACTCGTGGGGTTGGGATAAGAAATCAATCAGCAAATAGTATCATTAATGGTAATGGCGTCATTACTGGTACAGGTGTAGAAACTAACCCTAATTCGGTTCGATGGTTGTACATAACGAGGGCTGCATAATGAATTTTTCAAATAAAGACAGAGTCGCTCATTTATATCACTTTGATGAGAATGGTGAGTTTATTCATGATGGCTCAATGACAATACGAGCTCATATGGGGCTGCCTGCTCATAGTACAGAAATCGCCTTACCAAAATACAACAAAGCGCTTGAGCGTTGTTATTTTGTTGATGGTGCTTGGGTTGTTACTTCCTTATTCATTGGGCGCTTTTATTGGGATGAAAAAGCCCAAAAACACTGCATTCACTCCTACCCTCAAGAATTACCTGAAAGCTATTCTTTAACTGAACCACCAAAGGCGAATAAGGGATTCGTGGTTCAGTTGGTTGGTGGTAAGTGGCAACAAATAGAAGATCATCGAGGCCAGTTAATCTTTGATTGCAGTGATTGCACGTTATGTGAGGAAGTCAAAAAGATTGGCGAGATAAAAGAAGGATTTACTCTTAGTGAGCCATCCACACGCTTTGATGAATGGATTGATAACCAATGGGTAACTAACCAGAGTAATAAATACATTGACGATTTTAACCAAGTGGATGACACAAGACGTGATTTATACAACCGAGTTTGTGATCCGTTTTTTGCTGAAGCTCGCATAAAACGAATGCAAGGAAAAGAGCAAGAGGCAATGGAAGTAGAAACGCAAGCATTGGCTGCAAGAAAGAAAATTCAACGCGAAAATCCATGGCCATCCATGCCTAAAACTTAGAAAATAAGCCCAGTGTTCATGCTGGGTTTTCTATTTATCAAATGTAGAAAATACACCACTGCCCTCTCTTTTTTACGTTCGATACACTACATCAAATTCATCACTTAAGTTTCGTATGTCTGAAAAAGAAATCGCACGCATTGACGCCTCTATTAATGACTTAACAAAATTAATGCGAGAGCAAAACAGTGCACTAAATAAAATTCTGGTGACCCTCACCAAAACTCAAACCATTCAACTGGCTGACTCAAAACGTATCGATAAGCTTGAGTCCGATAAGACTTGGTTGGTTCGACTTATCTTTGGCTCTATCATCGCAATCGCCTTCACGGCTTTTAAGGTAATGTAATATGAATAAATTCAGTCCAATCAGCGCGACTCGTTTGGCAAGCTGCCACCCACAACTGCAAGCCGTGTTCACTAAAGTGCTTGAGATATGCGATTGCTCTATTCTTTGTGGCCATCGAACCGAAGCCGAGCAAAATGCACTTCCAAGTACGAATACCCAAGTTCGTTTTCCTAATAGCAAACATAACTCAGTGCCAAGCAAAGCGGTTGATGCAACCCCTTATCCATATGATAAAGATGACAGAGAGCGTTTTAGTTACTTTGCAGGCATCGTAATTGGTGTTGGTGCATCAATGGGGGTCGCTATTCGTTGGGGCGGTGATTGGGATAAAGACAATGAGCTCAAAGATAATGGTTTTGATGACCTAATGCATTTTGAGTTAGTGGAGTAATTGATGGGACTGTTCAGCAAAATCTTTGGCACTGATCCAGCCATTAATAAAGGACTCGATTTAATTGCGAATACAGGTGATGCGTTGGTATTTACGGATGAAGAAAAGGCACATCAACAAGTCGCGTTATTAAAAGCGTATGAGCCCTTTAAACTCATTCAACGTTTCATTGTAATGGTCTTTTGTCTGCCTTATGTCGGTTTACATACCGCTGTGATCATCGGTTGTATTTTCGGTGCGGACTGGGGAGCAATTAGTACCATGATAAATGAAGCGTTTGGTTATCCTGTTCTTGCGGCCGTTGCATTGTATCTTGGTGGAGGGGCAATTCCAAAACGTTATAGATAATTATGAATCATAAATATTATAAACAAAGAGGAGAATGTTGTTCTTCCTGGTTTGTGAAATTGACTATTCATGATTAAGTTTGAGACGATTTTTTATTCGATAATAAAGTGGCTGGATTACAATAACGATTAGGCTACTTGTCAAAATTAACCCTCCTCCAACTGTTGTCATAGGATCAAGTTCTTCGCCAAAATATGTAACTGCAATATAAATAGATATTACTGGTGATAGTAGAGTTGAATACGTTGTAAATTCAGCACTTTCCATTTTAATCAGAGTAAACCATAAAAAATAGACAAGTGCAGAACCAATGCTACCAATATAAAGAATACTAAATAATACAGATGGTGTAGATACTATCGTTCTTGCTATTGAACTGATATCTACAGCATTGTTTAAATACCATATTATTGTTACAAAAGTTGTTAATAATAGAGTGAATAACATTTGTATGGTAACTTTTACCGACATGTGAATATTTTTAAAAATAATTTGTTGTGAGAGTATAGCTCCTAACGCCCATATGATGGCATTTATAGAAATTAAATACTCACCTAATTGAAAGTGATTGGTTTTGGATAGAAGCATTACACCAAATGCACAAAGAGTAATTGCAATCATAGTTAATGCATGAATTTTCTTTGTTAAGAAAATAGAAAATATACTCGTAATACAAGGCATCATATATATAAGGAATGTTGCGCTAGAAACACTTGTAAGACCTAGAGAAATGTTATTTATTAAGGGAACTAAAAAAATATTTGGAACACATAGTAGAAATAATTTAAAATAATCTTGCTTAGTTAAATTGAAAAGAGATGATTTTAAATAAGAAAATGAAAAAATAAACATGGTTAATGTTGATACAAAAATCGTTGCAAATCGAAATGGAAATGCACCTATATGTAGGACTCCAATTTGAGATATAGGGAAACTACTTCCCCATATTATTCCCATAATAATAGCAATCGATATTGTTTTTATCATTAATCAAATCTCACAATTATTGCCATTCTTTTTTCTGGCCTTCTTACTGAAACGGTAGAAACAAAATGAGGAATCTCTTTTGATTTTGAATCAAAAATAAACATTTCTCCGAATGTCGGTGTTAAAGAGTCGATAATATCCAAAGATTGATCTAATATGTGAGTTACTCCTCCAAACGTAGGTAACCAATTTTTAGTAATGTTTATAGCTATCCCTATATTATTCCCTCTATCACTATGAATACCTAGAAATTCTCCTTTATCAAATTGATTTATATAAAATTGACTCGTATTACCTATATTTCGTCCTGTGATTTTTTCTAGTAATATAGTAAATTCACTCGAATTAACTAGCTTGTATGCTAAATTGAAACTTTTAGTAATAGGAATATCAAGATTATGATCTTGGCACATTCTTTTAAAGAAAAAAGCGAACTGACCTAAAGAATGATGCTGGATAGAGTTTTCATAATGTTTCTTTATTTTATCTGAAAATTTATTTACTGGGATGTCTTTTTCAAAATCACCATACTTAATGATATAAGACCAATACTTACTGTCATATATAGCTAAATCATTTTGAATAAAATCTAATTCCGTTTTAAAATGGTTTAATATATTTAAATGGCAGTAACCATTATTTAAAAACTCCATGTTTAGTTTTTTTAGATCAATGTTTTTCATATTCAAAAACTGTGACCTCACGTTTTTCAAATGTGTTTAGCGTCAGGTATACTCTTTTCCCTATAATGTATGGATTGTCATATTTGGTAATGAATTTTATTATTTGGTCACTAGCAAGGCCAGCCATTGCTGCTAAGGATGGAGCACTTTGCCAAGCATTAACATCTCTATCACCATCGATAAAACTATGCTTTAATCGAGCTTCTTGGAATTTGCGAATTTCGAGATTTGAATCATAAAAGTTACTTTGCTCAACATTTTGAACTTCAGAAAAGTTTAAATGTAGACCATCATTAGGGTATAAAGGCCCTATTGATATTTCTAATGGGTCTCCGCCTAATTCTATAATCGGAATTTGACGGTCTTTAGCTATAGAATGAAGTATTTCTTCAACAGTATCTTTTCTGTAATACCCTAATGAAGCCCATGCGATAATGATAAATGTAGAATCCCCAATTAGTCGTTCTAAGTCTTCTCTATTTGGAGTTGCAAACTCATCAAAACATTCAACAGCTACATTTGGATTAAATTCTTGGATGCTAGCTTTGGCTGCTTCTACCTTTTGCATACCAACATCTTGAGTTTTATATAATACTTGTCGATTAACATTAGATAGTTCTACATCGTCTCCATCGATAAGTCGTAAAGTTCCAACTCCTGCTTGAGCTAATAATAATGAGCACCACGTTCCCCATCCACCCATACCAAAGACAGAAACTTTACTTTTTTTAAGACGCTCTTGATAAATATATGGATGTACATTGTCATTATCTATTAAACCAAATTGTAGTATCTGCCTATCATAACGCTCAATTTCTTCATTATTTAATATAGGGGAATAATAGGAGTTATCTTGTAATAGCTTAGCACTATGTAATTGTTCAATTAGATTATTAAGATTTTCTTCATTAACATAAATATTTTCGGCGGATAATTCTTTTATAATTCTTGGAACAGTTCGTTTACCGTCTAACTTACCGAGTACATGTGCTAACCATTCAGGTGGTTTTTCTATTATTTGAGATACTTCTGGCACTTCTCCAATACAAACATCACCATCATCAGCTAAGATAATGTGATGCGATTTTTTAAGAAGAGGCTTTATCATTATTTTGTTCATAAATAAATCCTAAGAAGGCTATGTAAAACATACATAGCCTTTATTAACTAACCCAAAAGTTACTTAAGTACAATTTTTAGTCCTTTAGAGTACATAGGATTCTCTTCAGTTATTGCTGAAATACGACGAGTTAGAGTTTTTAATACGATCATAATAATATCCTTAAATTTGATTATATTGTGCAAAAATTACACAGAAACAAAGTATGGGATAGCTTACATTTAATAAATAATAAAACATTTATTAATGAACTAATGATGCATTTATATTATGTATCAATGTTGATTTTATAAATTTAAATGTGATCTACATCGCATTAAGCAAGGGTTTTGGTGACTTTTAGACTTGCCTTGTACAACCTGTTAACAATATTAAGTTAGCTTTATTTTTGTTGGCAGATATAAATGATTATTTTTTATGTAGTCACTGTATCCAACCCTTCATACTCCTTAATGCTCACAACTTCCTTTCCAACAAAATCATTCAACTCACATACCGATTCAAGTAATGGCACTAATTCGTTTTTATAGAAAATACGATCGACTTTGTTTAAATCACTGCTAGAACTAAAGCCCTCTCGAACAATACTCATTAACTCCAGTGGAATTCGATGACTAGCCAACACATCATTGGTCGTCATGCTCTTTACGTTCTTAAACCCATCTTTGGCTTCCACCTGCCCAATAGGCGTTAATTCTGGAGGCTTATTGTCTTTGCCCTTTCCATTGATAAAGAGATTTTTAAATGCGCCAAGTCCTCCTGCTTGTTTAAGCTTTTTCTTAATTTCATCTTCTTGCTCAGTAGTTAAATTAGGATCGTTCATATACAACAAGTAGCCAGCATGAGAGCCATTGATGTAGTAGCGGCGACGAAACAAAGTCGCATCCTCATTCAACCAAATAGAGCTCAATGCCCCAATGTATTGCGGCATGCCATACACCTCCTGGCTCACATCATACTCACCAAGATGAAAGACTTGCCCAGACTTGTGATCTATTCGCCCCTCATCACTAAACGCTCTTGGTTTGTAGGTATAGGCGTGTATGTTTTCTTGTCTTCGCATATACAGAGCAGGTAAGTGCTTAATCGCCATCACCTCTCCGAGGCGGTTGCGAATAATGCGTAAATACCCATTACCAAAAGTTAAAAAGTCACTCAAAAAACGCTTATAGTCACGTCGGTTAATGAGGGGAGATAAGGTGCTTGAGCTCGATGCCATATTACTTTTTACATACAGCGCAGAGCCATGTACAGGGTTGGCGCGAACTGCTTTGGCCAACGTATCTAGAGGAATGGGGTGCTCATACAGTCCATCGACCAAGGCAACTTCCATATAACTCAGAATATCGCAGTTCATGACACTTTCAGGGGTAGAAAACTCTATCAAAATAACCTCTCTTATGAGAATGAAATGGTCGTTGTATCATCACGCAAAATATCAATGGGCTCCCAATGCAACACATGCATGGCCGCCCACGCCAAATCGGCGTGAGAGCCGACTTTAGTGCGAGCTGAAACAAAGGTAATTTGATTGCTTTTTGCTGTGGTTTGTTGGCGTATCATCAAGAAAGAATGCACCAAATCATCCCACTCATCATCAAACTGAAGACGGCCCGCATTAATGATTTCTCGCGCTTTATACGCCATAACACGCTTCATCTCAGGGGAATAATTCACCTCATTAAGGCTTGGGTAAAACTTCCGAACTAACTCAGCGGTTGCAGAGCCCACGCCACTGGTGTCCATCTCTAGATGCACGACGTTGTATTTTTTGGTGATGTCCTCAATGATTTTCGCCTGGGCTTCATAACTGGAGCCTTTTAATCGCACCCGTTCAATAAATCGAAATACGCCACCTTTTTGTTTGGGTTTTAATGACACAATCAACCCTGCATCATCGGCGTTCTCACCTTGTCCACCGCCTCGAGGATCGTATCCAACCAGTACCTCCTGTTGCCCTACTGGATGCAACGCATCGGTATTCACATCCTTCCATGCAGAGGTATCCGTCTTACAAGCAAGCAGCGCCTTAATATTAAAAAACGAAAACTTATCATCCAAAAAGACACAACGAAGCAAGTTATCAAACACCGTTTTATCTGGGTATTTACGGTGCAACTTATCCATATTAAAGAACGTCGCCCCACGCTCTATCGCATCATCCACAGTGATCATTTGACGGAAAATACCATCAGCCCCTAATGCCCCATCTTTCAATGCCTTATGACTGATATCGATGTTAAGCTCTTTTGTCCCAGACCATTTTGGATACGCTTCATGCGCCGTACTTGAAGCGGTAGAGAGATACGTAGTGCGATACTGTGATTGGATAGACATGCCACCAGCATAATCATCCAATTTTTGAAAGCCTGGGATCCAAAACACTTCATCGTAATACATGTGGCCATTAAAGCCCTGGCTGGTAAATACGTTGGTTGACATGAAGTGAAGCTCTGCACCATTACTTAGCATGATGCTGTCTTTGCCTTTTAAATCCACATCGCCAATTTGCAATGCAAATTTTCGAATGTAGTTTTTGAATATCTCCGCTTGTTTACGTGATGCTGAAATGAAGATCTGGTTTTCACCATTTATCACCGCATCTTCAAACGCTTCAAAAGAGAAGTAATCACTAAGACCAATTTGACGCGATTTAAGATAAAAGCGCGTTTCATTAATCTCATCATTTTCTTTATGAGTGTGGATCTCTTTTTGATACTGGAAGTATTTCTTCTCATAAAACTCGCGTAGCATCTCTTTTGTGATGCCTGAGATGTCGTTTTTGACTTTATTGCTTGGTCGACCACGTTTTCTACCAGAGCCGCCATCTTGTGGCGTGTGTTTTTGACGCTGCGCTTTCGCATCTCGTTTATGCTTTTGCTCAAGCAGCATCTCCAGCTCTTTGAGTTGAGAGGCGTGCTTATTCTCTATCCACAATAAATACGCAATGCGCTGACGAAGCATGAGCTCTACGGGAGAATCATCACGCATCTTTTTCCAGCCAAACTTGGATATCCACTGCTGAACGGTGCGAGGGTTAATATCCAGCGCTTTAGCAATCTCTTCGGTTTTGTACTGGCGCAGATAATACCCAAGGGCACATGTTTGCTCTTGAGTGTATATCGGTTTTTTAGACTGGCTTGGGGTTGTCATCTTCATTCGTGCAGTGTGCCGCAACTGGGTGCGGCTCTCAGCTTCCCCCTTTTCTATATCTCCATTTTAGAAATGACATCAATACAAAAAGACAAATGGGTTCGCTAAATTAGGCTCAGCAATTACAGGAGATGAGCCGAATGTTTCAATCAGAGCCAGTTTGTATATTAACCGCAGGTCCCACTATTGATGGACGTTTTATCGAGCAGCAAGTCATCGATGACATGGCTGAAACTTACGATCCCAAAATATATAACGCCCGCATCAATGAAGACCATTGGTCATGGGGCCCTAAATACGGATCAGTACTTTCTGTTGAAAAACGAGATAACACACTGTGGGCAATCCTCAAACCCAATTCAGCGCTACTTGCTTCTATCGAGAAAGGACAACTGTTACATAGCTCCGTTGAGATCACACCAAACTTTGCTGATACCGGAAAAAGCTATTTATCAGGATTGGCACTGACCGATGAGCCCGCCTCATTAGGCACCACTAAAATTCATTTATCTGCCGACGCGCAGCAAAAAGGCATCGCCTTCTTTAGCTCTGGAGGCACGGTAGGCAAAGAGCTCATTGAGCATCAAGCGTCAGATAAATCAGATGACATTGGACTGCTGAAAAAAATCAAACAGCTGCTCAGTATAAACACTGAAGCCACTTCCTTTTCAAAATCAAAAGAGAGCACTCAAATGGATGAAGAAATCAAAACACTACTGACGGCGCAAGCAACACAAATTACCGCCTTAAGCTCTGGATTAACAGCATTGACATCAGCGGTTGAAGCATTAAATGCAACCAATGAAGCGCTTGATGTTGAAGAGCCGAATACTGAAGACAATACCGCGTTGGCTGAAAAAGTAGATGAGCTATCCACCAAGTTTGATGGTCTGGTTGAAAAACTCAGTAACCTAACCGATGAAGACGCGCGCGAGTTAGCAGGTTTAGGTGGTGAAGAGCAATATTTATAACGCTTCATATCCCCTCATTTGATTATTTTATTAGGCAAACCGTATGAAAGAAAAGACGAAAAAACTCGTTGCAGCCTATGCGGCAACCGTAGCAAAACAAAATGGCGTTGAAGACGCCACTGAGAAATTCTCAGTAACCCCTACTGCTACGCAAAAAATCATCGCGCAAATGCGAGAAAGCAATTGGTTCTTAAAGAAAATCAATATCGTCACAGTGACGAACCAAAAAGGCGAAGCGTTAGGACTTGGTGTTACAGGGATGATTGCTTCTCGAACCAACACCAAAGCGGGCAAAAAGCGTAAAACAAAATCCGTATTCAATATGGAAGCGATGCCGTACATGTGTGAGCAAACCAATTTTGATTCCCATATTCGCTACGACCAATTGGATGCGTTCGCGCACCTAAAAGGCTTTAACGCCATCATCTCCAATCAAACGCGTGAGCAGATTGATGCGAATAAAATCACCATTGGATTTTATGGTACCTCTTGCGCGCCCGATACCGATGCAGCAGCGAATCCGAATGGTGAAGATGTCAATAAAGGCTGGCTCCAAGGTATTCGTGATAACAACCCAGATGCCATGCTCAGTGAGGGCGCGGTTGCAAATGAAATTCGCATTGGTGAAGGCGATAAAACCAAAGGGCTTGGTGATTTTATCAACTTAGACTTAGCTGTGATGAATGTAAAAGGCATGATTGCTGATGTTTGTGCTAACGATGCGGATTTGGTCGCGATTATTGGTACTGACTTATTGTCTTATGATAAAGCCAAATTCTATGCTGAGCATGGCAGCACGCCGAGCGAGAAAGCGCACATTGAAGATAAGCAAGTCATTGGTACTTATGGTGGTTTATCTGCCTTCGCTGTACCAGGATTCCCTGCTACAGGTATCTTGGTGACCAGCTTTAAGACCTTGTCACTCTACATTCAAGAGGGTTCTATTCGTCGCTCGGTTGCGAAGAAAAACGATGAGATGGACCAAATTGACAACTTTGAATCCATGAACATGGCCTATGTCATCGAGCATTTAGAAAAAGCCGCGGCCATTGAGTTTGATAATGTGAAGTTATGGCTGGATGGTGATTGGCACTAAACACCCCCCATGCAGGCTCAGGATAGTCACAGTAAAAGAAAACTCATTTCTTTTTATCGTGCCTGTCGTGCTGCCTGCATTCTCTAAGGAGTCCGTATGGGAATGGCATTTATTGGGGATAAGGATAAGGTCTATGACTCAATCCTTCCTGCAACCGAATATTACCCAGAATTGGCACTGTCTGAGTTTCAATCTTTATTCCATTTTTTAAGCAATGAAACCGAAGAGAGTATTTTGCAACAAGTTAGAGTAGCTCGAATTATGACTCATCGAGAGCTATTGGCCACGATGTCCCCGTTTGCGTCATTAAATGAACTATCCCTAGCACGGTTTGGGGATATTGACACCGCCGCGACGCTCTACAAACAAGCGGTATTTTCTTTAGCGGCCGACTTCATTATTAGCAACCAATTGAGCACAGATACCACCAAAGAGGCGGCTGAGCGCCAAGAGGCTCTGACACAAAAGGCTGAGCACTGCTCAGTGCAGTATCGACGTGCCATCGATTTATTGATTAACGCTCATGAAACTTATCGCATTGAGGTTATTTAGATGAAAGCACTTCAAAGTCTTACCGAGCTTTTTGCCTACCATGTGACGGATGCGGCCAACCTTGAGGTATGGGCCGAAGATGGAGATCTGGTGTGCACGCAAGGCGCACTGGTTGATGGGTTTGATGTTATCTATACCGTCAACATTAATCTCAGTGCCGTTGATGTAAAACCGCACACGCTGATGATGCATATCGTCTCCTGGCTAAATCAATACGATGTCGACCGCTCAGAAAAAGGGTTACCTCCCCCTTCATTTGCCACGCAAATGCTAGATAAAGGCTTATGTGATATCAAACTAAAAATCGATATCCAAGAGCACTATCACCTTAATGAAAATGAGCATGGAAGTTGGCTACAAGAGGGAGTGCGATACGACTGTGTCAGTGGATTTGAAAAAGCCGTCATTGAAAGTGAGCTTCCTCCTTTAGAGTTCATTGGTGGCCAAGAGATGGATTTACCCCATGCAAATGACTAACCCAGAGCAACTCACTGCAGCTATCAACAACTTGGTAATGAGTGATGATAAGAAAATTGAGCTTAATCGTCTTTTAGCTAATAAGACCCGTCAGTACTTTCGGGGGCAAATACAACAACAGCGCGATATCGATGATAACCCTTACCAAGCAAGACGTGAGCGAAAGGTTTCATTTATATATCGAGGTGTTCGAGGGAAGCATGGCGCTAAGCATCGGCGTAGAAAATTAGTACTAAACACCATCAACAACAAAAATATGCTAACAGGGCTAAGCCGAGCGCTAAAAACCTCAATCAGTAAAGAAGACTTTGAAGTGGGGGTGACTGGCGTTCTAGGACGCATTGGTCGTCAACACAACGAAGGGCAAACCCTCTCTTTTACCACTCGCATGAGAGGTTTTTATAACAGCAAAACCAATCAATGGGAGGGGGGTATAAAAGTCAAAGGGAACTATCAAATGCCCAAACGAACGTTTATTGGTTGGACGCCTGCCCTTGAACGAGCATTGCTTGCCATAGTGGCAGAGCAATTCACAACAAGCGTGGAGAGTTAAATGCGCACCATTAAAATTAAACCCAAAAAAGGATTGCTCGTACGTGATCCATTAACCCGAGAGCCATTAAAAACCGCAGGTGAAATCAAACCTCGAAACACCTATTGGCTACGCCGAATTAAAGAAGGCTCAGCCATTGTGATTGAGTTGAAGAAGGAGCAAGCATCATGAGTATCAGTTTTTCAGAAGTACCAAACAATGCTCGCGTTCCAGGTGTGTACATTGAAATTGATAACAGCCTTGCCAACAGCGCAGAAGAGATGCAAAAACTGCTTGTGATTGGTAACGCGGTGACTGGTGCGGCGGTGTCACCCAATACGGTTGTGTTGTGTATGAATGAAGATTCTGCACGTAAGCAGTTTGGTGAGTCTGATATCACAAGCATGCTGACGTATTTTCGAAAACAAAATGAAAGCATGCCAGTGTATGCGGTGAGTGTTGAAGCCGCTGATACGGCAAGCGCGTTGGCAGCATTGGGAGATACGCAATACCATCACATTCTTTGCTCACTCAATGATGAAACCACTGTACGTGAGTTAGGTGCGTTTTTAGATGAACGCTATAAGGCATTAGAAATGATCCCTAGCATCGCTTATCTTCCCAAAAAAGGCACGCACGCTGAGCTGGTTACTTTTGGTTCAAAGACAAATTGTCCTTTTATTAGTTTCATGCCAATTAATAACTTAGGCGATGCATCAAAAAAAGCATTATCGGATGCAGAAGCGGTAGCGGCATGGGCCGGACAAATCGCCCCATCATTGGCAAATGATCCATGCCGACCACTGCAAACCTTAAAAATGAATGGCGTGTATTCCATTGCCAGTAGTGAATTTGATTGGAGTGAGCGCAATTTGCTGTTGCACTCAGGTATGGGCACCTACACCGTTACCTCAACGAAAGAAGTGCAAGTTGAGCGACCAGTCACCGCCTACACAAAAAATGCGGCAGGAGCGGCGGATGACAGTTATTTGGATGTGATGACACCAGCAACTGCAATGTATTTTCGTGAGAAGCAACGCTCACTCATTCAAAGCAAATTTGGTCGTCATAAATTAGCCAAAGAGGGAACGAGCTTTGCTCCAGGACAAGCAATTGTGACCCCAAGCATTATCAAAGGAGAATTACTCACTTTGTATAAAAACTTGGAGTATCAAGGAATAGTTCAAGATTTTGAA